GACAAAGAAAACAACCTAGAACCAGAGTATATTAACTGGCCAAATTGTCCTAAGTATCGCACTATTAAACTAAGTGAGCTAATTGACAACGCAGATACTATTATTAAAAGTAAAATGTACCTGCGTGTAACACTTGACTTGCCTATTAGCTATGAAGAAGCTAGTTTTATTAAAGAAACGTTTATCAATCAATACGGTTGTCGTGAAATTACACTTATTCCGCAAAAACAACTGGAAGAAATTAGCACAGAGCTTGATATTGCACAATTTGAAAGTGTAGATCAAATTGTAAGTAACGAAATTGCAGAACTAGACACTAACAACTACGATAAAAGCATGTTGTTGCAAATTTATAATGGATTAGAACACTAGCATGATTAAGATCAAGGATTTAACCGTCAAAAACTTTATGAGTGTGGGCAATCAGACTCAAGCAGTAGATTTTGACCACGACCAGCTAACACTTGTTTTAGGTGAAAACTTAGATCAAGGCGGCGACGATAGTGGAAGTCGTAACGGCACTGGAAAAACTACTATTATCAACGCTCTGAGTTATGCTTTGTACGGTAATGCACTTACAAACATTAAAAAGAACAATTTGATTAACAAAACTAACTCAAAAGGCATGTTGGTTACACTTACTTTTGAAAAAGATGGTAATGATTATCGCATCGAGCGTGGTCGTTCACCTAACATCTTTAAATTCTACATGAACGATCAAGAAAAACTAGTAGACGAGTCACAGGGCGATAGCAGACAAACACAGGACGATGTAAACACACTGCTGGGCATGAGCCACGATATGTTTAAACACATTGTTGCACTGAATACCTACACAGAACCTTTTCTAAGTATGCGAACTAACGACCAACGTGCTATTATTGAGCAGTTGTTGGGTATCACTATTCTATCAGAGAAGGCTGATGCACTTAAAGAACAAGTTCGTCAGACAAAAGATGCTATTACAGAAGAAACACTAAAGATTAACGCTATTCAAACTGCTAACGAAAAGATTGAAGCAAGTATTGATGGTTTAAAACGTACTCAACGTGCATGGGCTGCTAAGAATAAACAAGATCAAGAAAATTTATCAAACGCTATTGAAGAATTAGAAAAACTAGATATCGAAACTGAACTAGACGCACATGAAAAATTAGCAAACTGGACTGAGCATAATAATGCTATCCTTGCTCTTAGAAAAGAATTAAGTACACTTGAGCCGGCGCTGCAACGTGCTGACAAAAGTGTAACTAAAGCAGAGAAAGATATTGCAGATCTTGAAGATGCTACTTGTTATACTTGTGGTCAAGAACTGCATGCAGACAAGAAAGCAGAGATTGCAGAACGTAAAGGCAAAGAACTTGCTGATGCAGTATCATATCAAACAGAAGTTGCTGGTAAACTTACTGCCGTAATGAAAGCACTTGAAGAAATTGGTGACATCAATGGTAAACCTACAACATTTTATGATAGTGCTAAGGAAGCATACGAACATAGAAGCAATGTAGACAATCTAAAGAAGACTTTAGAAGACAAGAAAGTTGAAACTGATCCGTACGATGCACAGATTACAGAACTAAACGAATCTGCTATTCAACAGATTGACTGGAATAATGTGAATGAACTTACTAGTTATAAAGAACACCAAGAGTTCTTGTTAAAGCTGTTAACTAACAAAGATAGTTTTATTCGTAAAAAGATTATTGATCAAAACTTAGCATATCTAAACAACAGGCTTACATATTATCTTGATAAGATTGGATTACCTCATCAAGTTGTGTTCCAAAACGATTTGAACGTCGAGATTACGCAACTAGGACAAGATCTAGACTTTGATAATCTGTCACGTGGCGAGCGCAACAGACTTATCTTAGGATTAAGTTTTGCATTCCGTGATGTTTGGGAAAGTCTGTATCAAAATATCAACTTGTTGTTTATTGATGAGCTTATTGATAGCGGTATGGACACAGCAGGTGTTGAAAATAGCTTGAGTATTCTTAAAAAGATGACTCGAGAAAGAGATAAAAATATCTATCTTATCTCACACAAAGATGAACTAGTTGGAAGAGTTAATAATGTTCTTAAAGTTGTAAAAGAAAATGGCTTTACTAGTTACGCAAATGACATTGACTTTGTTGAATAGACATGAATGACGACACACACGACCTAATGGTCCAGGCATATTTAGAATATTTTAAGGCACACGAAGCGTGGGAACAAAAACAAAGTGTTCGCAAATACTACGCTGTACAAAAATCTATTAGACTAATTAGGCAACTAGCAAAACAACGAGGCGATGAAATAAAATATCAACATCATCATGCCAAAAACGAAGAAGGCAAATAATAGGCACTGGTAAGTATACTCATGCAGTGGACTTATCGAGGTGAAACAATTGACACAATACCAGACGAGTATGAAGGCTTTGTTTACCTTATCACAAACACCACTACAGGCCAAAAATACGTAGGCAAGAAACTAGCAAAATTTAAAACCACTAAGCCACCTCTAAAAGGCAAGAAAAACAAAAGACGAGGCTACAAAGAAAGCGACTGGCGAACATACTACGGTAGTTCAGACAGGCTAAACGCAGACGTAGCCGCACTAGGCGAAGAACACTTTACAAGAGAGATACTTTATCTTTGCAAAGGCAGAGGCGAAATGTCTTACATAGAGGCAAGAGAACAATTTGATCGGCGTGTACTTGAAACAGATGATTACTACAATGGTATCATCAATGTTAGAGTAGGCGGATCAGACAAACTCAAACAGGCATTGCTAGAACATCACATCCAGGCAAAACAATCCAACACATAAGGTTGGCGGGCCAGATCGAAAATACCGCTGTGGAAAAAGCTAGGGTGATACCTGCACACGTAACATACTGATTGACTACCCAGAGGTAGGAAGCCATCAAACAAATTGGGCTCACTAGTTGGTATAGATAGCATGTTGGCTGTCGAAAAACTGCACATTACACATAAAAACTCTTTAGCAACAGGAACGAAGCGAGAGGTAGTAGTAATATGTATTCTGTATACTAACATTAACTTGTTAGCTTACAAAAACATATTATTATGATGTCGACGTAGGTTGGGAAAGGTCAGAGCCCATTGTGTAGCAGTATAATAAACACCTACTTCCAAGTTCTCGGCTGCAAGCATGACTCACATGAAGCATTTTTTTGAGACAGATGGGACCGTAACAGGTTCCGTCTGACTGAAACGATCTACATGAAACTTAAACAATATTACATTCGTAATATTGCATATTCATATAATAAATCATTTAAATAAAACGAAGTGTTTAGTTTGAGCGTTAGCGAAAACTTGTATTAACGAAGTTAATACATTACATCTTAAATAAATACTTTGTATTAAGGATATATCTAGATGAAGATCAACGAAGTAACAGAAGCACCTGTAAGTGGATTAAAGAAATCAGCAATGAAGATTGGCGCTAAAGCTCTTGGTGCTCTTGGTGCTAAGGACAATGCTGCTAATTTACGTGGTAAAACAAATCTTGCTGCAACAGCAAACAATCTTTCTCAACAATTTATGACTTATATTGGCACTCAAAATAAATCACCTAAAGATATAACTACTCAGGATGTTATTAATTTTCTAGATGGAAAGAATGTTGATACATCAAACATAGACACTACAAAGCCTATGAACAAAGATAGACTAAACACTATCTTTTTGGATAAGTCTAAAGAAGCAATGGCAGGTAAAGGTGCTAAACCTCAAGACGATATTGACGATCAAAAAGTTAAAACGGTTTATAGTCAAGTTAAAGGTCAGTTGGACCAGCTTAGTATGAAAGAAAAGAAAAGATTACTAACTGCCTTGCAAAAAAATATCAATACACCAAAGAAAAAGACGGCAACTAAACCGTCTTTCAAAACTAACAGAAACAAATAATTAAAAGAATGCCATTCCGGTTTTCTTAGTTGTTTCTAAGTTATCTTTAACAATATCGCCTATCAAACTACGTTCTTCAAAAGACATTTGAATTGCTTCGGAGTAGGTAACGCCACCGCGCATGTACCAACAGATTTTAAGAAGTTCAGCCTTGATTTCTTTTTGAAACCCTTCCATTTTTTTAACTTCTTCTAGGATCTCACCTAGGCTCCAAGATAAGATCCTTATGCGAAAAAATTTGATTGATCAAATGTTATCGGAACTTCGTAAGTTTCGGGCGCACCTGCTTCAATTTCATCTTGAGTTGCAGTTACTTTAATAGGTTCTATTTGAAACTTATTTCTTTGTTCGTCAAGGTGCTCAGTTAAACTTTTATAAAATTCTTTATCGGTATTATCAACAAATTCTTTAATATGATCAGTATTAGTTACTTCTGTATCACCAATGGTAATTTTTGTAATACTATGGGTTAACACACTTACTGTTAGATCTGTTAGTTTTGTAAAACTTTGATTAAACTTTGCAAGTTTATCAGCATCAGGAATACTTTCGTCATTAACAAGTTGAAAAATTCTTTGCTCTTCAAAGGTTTTTAAACTTGAGTCTGTAAATTCTTTATAGGTTAATGGGCGTATTTCAACTTTCATATCTTTTAGTTTAATAATATTATCAAACTTAGCACTAACAAGTTTGTTTAGTAATTGCCTAAGATCTACTGTAAAATCTTTTTCTTCGCCGCTGCCGGGAGTTTTAGTTGAAATTTCCATATTTTCGCCGTATGTTGCAATACGAATTGCAA